GGAGATGATCCGGTTGGAGGTGATTTGCTGCTTGCCCTGGATGTAGTCGTTCAAGTTGAGTCCAGCGCGCTGCAAGGCGGCAAGCCCGCCCTTCGGCATTCGGACCATGCGCACGATCGCTGAGCGGAGCGCAACGCCTGCTTCCGAGCCCACGACCTTGTTCTGCGCGAAGGCCATGGCGATGGCCGTCACGTCGTCGATGGTGCTTCCGGTCGCACCCGCCGCGCCCGCCACATATTTGAACATTTCGCCCATGTCGCGCAGCGAGGCCGTGGTCCTGACCGCGGCGTATGAAATCCGGTCGGCTACGGTTGTGGTCGAGCGGGTAGCCTGCTCGACGGTTTCCTTCGGCATCTGGAAGGCATTCAGCGAGGCTGCGATGATCGTTGCCACGTCCGACGGCTTCATGTCCCCCAGGATCGCGGTCGCGAGCGTCGAATCCATGGCGCCGAGCATCTGCTTCCAGTCGAGACCGGCTTTCAGAAGCTCGGTGCCGGTGCGGATAATCTCTGTGGCGCTCTGCGGATATTTCGCATTCAGGACGTTCGCGATCTTCTCGAATTCGTGGCGTTGCGCGGCGGTCGCTTCGCCCAGCGCCTCCAGCATGTTGCCAGCCTTCTCGAACTCGAAGGCGGTTTTTGCCCCGATCGCACCGATGATCGCCATCGGCGCCGAAACAGCGGTTGCCATCGCTTGGGTATGACGTTGGAGCGCCGTTGCGTTTGCCGCGATCTGCTTGGCGGTGCCGAGCGCGACAGTGGCCCGGCCGGCTGCCTGCAAAGCGGCGAGAGACCGCGCCGCCGTCCGCGCCGGTCCGGACACGCCGTCGATAAGGCGCACGACCAAGCGCGAGGTGAGATCAGGCATTGCGGGTTATCGTCCGATATTGGCCTTTGCGATCCGTGCGGCTTCCTCGTGCCAGGCGCAGACCTCGGCCCAGTCCATGTCGAGCAGGTTTGTGATCGGGGTTGCGAGGATATGCGCCGTTTCGGCTATGACGCTTCGCCATCCTTGCGGCGAAGCTTCTCCGGCAAAAAACCGAGCAGCACTCCCGAAAGCTCCAAGACGTCCTCGGCGTCGAGCTCGTCGATGGCGGCCTCGGGCAGACCGTTGATCGCAGCAAGGAGGGCGAGTGAAGCGGCAATATCGCCGCCGCCCTCATTCTGGACCCGCTCCAAAAGCCGCATGTCTTTCGCTTTAGGCCGGCGGAGCTTCAATTCCGCGACCGTGACCTCGCTGCCGGCGGCGTCCCGGTAGGTGACGGGGAACAGGAGCGTGTAGGTTGCGGCCTGCGATACGGCCTGAGGACCTTGCGTTTTCGCAGTCATGAAAAATGTTCCCCCTTAGCGCTCGGCGGTCGCGGCGCGCGGAATGCGAAGGATGGTGTTCGTAGTCTGGCCTTCATCCGCGCCGTTGATGCGCAGCGTGTTTGACCAGAAATCCCAGAACCATTTTTCTTCGGTGTTGAAATAGACCTCGTAATGGGTGACCTCGTGCAGGGCATAATCGGTCGCCATCAGGTCGCCCCGCTTGAAAGCATCGCTTTCGATCTTGCCGAGGCGGGCCTCCATGACCGCGCGAAGCTCGATCGAGGCGCCGGTGCGGCGATCGCGGATTTCGCCATAGGCCGTGTAGATGTGTTTGATCCGCGAGCCGAGCCCGAACTGGGTCAGCAATTCCGGGTCGAAGCCGACCAGCTTGAAGGTCGGCTCCAGCTTCTTGATGCCGACCTCGATTTCGATGCCGACCTTGGAGCCGCCCGGCATGTGGTCCTGATAGTCCGCTTCGAGGGCAGGGAGCTTCAGCTCCTGCAGGGTCAGGTGCTTGGAATTCTTCGGATCGTGATCACCGCAGAACAGATTGGCGGCTTCGAGAACGTATAGCGTGCTCACGTGGCGCTCCTATACCGGCAAATGTTGACGAAATGCCGCTGTCGTCACGCGGCGAGATCGATCTGTGAGAGCAAGTCGTCGAGGAGGACGTCCAGGGCAGCGCGGTATCGCGCCGAGCGAATGCCGAGATGGCGCAGCACCGGCGGCTCTTCCGCGGCAAAGTCCACGGTGAACTTGCCGAGCCGCAATTGCTCGGGCGAATTCTGATCGCGGGTGAAGCCGACCTTGTAGTCGATGATGTCGCCGTCCGCTTTGAGGTCGCGCAGGGCAAACCGCATGGTATCGAGCACGTCCTGCACCGTGCCGTAGTCGATGTTACGCCGGCCGAGAAAACCGCGGAGCGTGCGCAGGAACATCAAGTGGATGAAATCGCGGCCGCGCACGATATGGTAGAATTGCCAAAGCGGATCTTCGGAGCAGTTGTCGGTACCGATATAGACGAAGCCGCCGGATGCGATGGCCGTTTCGACGCCCATTTCGCCACGCACCACGATGCCGGCATTTTGCGAGAGCAGGACCTGGCCTTCGGTCGCTCCGTCAGTGAGCGAGAACTCGATCGGACGGTTCGGGCCGATGATGCCCTGCACCGGCTGGTTCGCCCAGGAATGAAAGGGCCGGCCGCCGAATTCGTGATCGCGGCGCACCGCAATGCCGATCACCCGGGGCGAGGCCGGTTTTACGATCGGATTGACCCCGACCTTCACCGCGGTTTCGACCGGGATCAGGCGATGGCTCTGCATCGTCTCTCGCCAGTCTGTATAGGCCTGCTGCGTCGTGGCCGGGCCGTCGAGCGCGGCCACCGCAAGCAGCTTTTCAAGCACCGGCGTGAGTGCGGCGCAGACCGGGTTGGCAAGGATTTCGATGGCCGCGGTTGCGGTCGGAAGCTCCTTGTCCGGATCGTCGCCGCCGCCCGAAAACGACACCGTGAGCAATCCGGAGAGATGGGCGCCTGGATTATCGACGATGAGTGAAACTACCTTGCCGTCGTTATCGCCTTCGCCGAGCACGGCATGGGCTTCTGGCAGGATCTTGCCCGGATCGTTGCCCCCGCCTGAAAATTCGACGGCCGGGGCCTGCGTCAGGTTTGTCCCTTGCGTGCCGAGCACCAGCGACCCGAGTCCCTGATATTGCTGCGAGGTCAGGCCCGGCACCGCGATCAGGCGCGGGATCACGCCAAGCACGGGACCCGCGAGCGTGAAGGCCCAGATGCCGGTTTTTTGAGCGGACGATCCAATCGCATTGGCGATCGTGGCCCAGATATCGGCCCCCTGTTCGATCCGCACGATCACGACCAGTGCCGCGACCTGGAATTCGCCGAGCTGTGCGTTGATGCCCTCGATGGCGTCGGGGAGCGTTCCGATCACACCGAGCGCGGTGAGCTTTGATTTATCGTCGCTGTAGAGGACGACCGGTGTGTTGATCGGAAAGGTGTCCGCGTTGGCCTGCGGGGCGGTGCCGACCAAACCGACCACGGACATGTCGCTGACGATCGCGGGCCGCGGCTGGTTATCGACCCGCGTGATCGAAATGCCGAACGTGGGAGAGGACATCGAACTGTCTCCGCTGCAAAGTCTGGAAAAGAAAAGGGCCGCGCTTGGCGGCCCTTGCTGATGCATGCTTGCGCGCGAATTTTGCGCTGTGTTCACAAGAACGTGTGGGTATTGTCTACAGAATTGGGCTTAGCATTCCTGCTAGACGGAAGGCTCTATGCTTCACCGGATTGAGTACCTGACGAAATTGAGGGCTTTCCTTCAAGCTTCATCGGCGAAGCTTGATGTGGAGGCGTCAAAGAGCGTGGGTTGTGCAGCCGCGCTTGAACAGTCCCGCCTTGCGGCCGAGTGTAGAAACCTTGACCGCGAAATCGCGAGTCTAGCGACCCGGATTTGGAAGCCGACAAATACGATCCCTTTCCATTAAACGGCGCGGCAATCGTATCGTCTGACCTGCGTGCTTCAGGAGCGCGTGACGCAACCCAGCCAAAAAGGGCGTCTAGATCGCTTGCCGCCGGTCCTGACGGTCGGCAATCGACTTTAGCGACAGTGCCAGCTCCGCCGCACACTTAGGTTAGCGCGTCGAAGGCGGCATTGATCTGCGCAAAGCTATCGATGACGTGATTGTCGATATCCTGGGCGACCTGGGCTTCCTTGGCGAAACACGCCTGAATATGCGCTGAGACGGCGAGCGCTACGGCTTCGATTTCGGTAGCGCCTATGGTCACGAAGCTGCCCGAGGCGGTTTTCCATTGTGCGGTAAAGGCCGGATCGCGTTGCGCCTGCAGATAGGCGCCCTGGATCAGCGCCTTCGAGCGGTCGTCGGTCGCGACAGTAAGGCCGCCGATCGTCATGCCGCCATTCTCCTTGCGCCAGCGTGCCGTCGCGGCATAGGCGCGCAAGGCCGCGACATCCGGCATGGGCTCCGCGTAGGCATCGACCACAAAGGTGCTGCCTTGCAGCAGCGCGCGGACCTCGTTCGAAAGCGGCGCGTCGTCGTCTGGCGCATAGGTGAAGGGGAAGGTTTCGCCGTCGTGGGTGACATCCATATCGATCAGCATGCCATGCGGATCGGCATAGCGAAGATTGCCGATGACGATGCTCATGCCGTCCTCACGAAATAGCCGACGCCTCGGGTCGTGCTGGTCGTCATCTGGCTGATCTGATGCCCCGACACGTTCACCCAGGTTCCCGATAAGCTGCCGGCGTTAGTGTCGATCGTGAAATAGCCGCTGGCGTCAAGCCCGAACAAGACGCGCCGCAAATTCGACCCGGCGATAGATGCGCCGTCGTTGACGCCGCCGGAATTGTTCTTCAAAGCGAGGATCAGGCTGCCGACGGGATAACTCGAGGACGACGGAATCGGTTGAAACTTGGCATTTCCCTGCGACGTGATGGCTTGCGCGGTGCGCAACGGCGTCATCGCCTTGGTATTGTCGGTGCCCGCCTCGGCCTCGGCCTGGGCCGCCGCGGGCACGTTGATCGTACGATCGGCCGAAAGATCGCCGCCGCCCGTTGCAAGGCCCGAGGTTTGAATCTGCCGTGCCGGCGAAACGCCGGCCGGCACCCGGGCACTGATCGCTTGCGCGGTGCGCAGCGCCGTCATCGCCTTGGTATTGTCAGCGCCTGCCTCGGCCTCGGCTTGGGAGGCCGCTGGCACGCTGATGGTGCGGTCATCGGAAAGACTGCCGCCGCCAGTTACAAGACCAGATGCCGTGATGGTTCGCGTTGCCGGCACCTTGCCGGCCAGTGCATTGGCGATGGTGGTTGCGAAATTCGAATCGTTGCCGAGCGCCGCCGACAATTCCTGCAAGGTATCGAGCGCGGCGGGCGCGCTGTTCACCAGATCTGCGATCGCCTGGTCGATCTGCGCCTCGATATTGAGGTCGGCAGTACCGACCGTATCGTCGGCCCGCCGCCAGAACAGCTTGCCGTCGGCTTCGTTGATCGCGATCTGGCCGCTCTCAAGGTATGAGGGGACAGCGCCCGGCGTGGACGAGCGCAAAAGCTTGATCCGTGCCGGCATTTAGAATGTTCCGTCGTCGATGATGCCCTGCACGAGATCGTCGATTTGATCCGCAAGCGCCTGAACGGCCTGCACGGACGAGGCGATTTCCGTCTGCATCGTGTCGAACTGCGCCTCGATCTCGCTCATGCGGTTTGTGGTGTCGGCCAGAAAATTGAGGAACGTCGTGTTGATACGCTCCAGCGCTACTGTGGTGATCTGATCGACCGCTGTGTCGATCTTCTGGCCGTCGAGTTCACGCGCGTGCAGGCGCAAATCGAGTTCCTGGAACCGCACGTTCCAGAATTCCGGATCGCCCAGATTGTCGCCGCGCTTGATCCGGTAAACGTCGTATCGGATCGACATGTCAATCGATCGCTTCCGCCTGCGTGATGGCGTCCTCAATGGCTTGGGCGATCTTGCCCTTGACCAAATGGGTGTCGAATGGCCGAAGGCGCACGCCGTTGAACTCCACCGTCCGTCTGAGACGAATACGATAGAGCTTTTCGGGCTCGAACGAAGGTGGCTGCTGCTTCTTTACGGCCTTGCTCATGGCTATCCCCTTAGAGCGCCCAATGGATGCGCTCGGCGGCATGGAACATCGATGCCGGTGAATTGGTCGCGCCGTCGATCACGACGGTGAAGCCGGAAACCGCAGTGCCGAGCTGGAAGTTGAAGGTGCGCTCGATCCGCCCGTCGGCTTCACTGACCACCCGATCTGTCACCACATCCGGCGTTTCGTCAGCGCCGCCGATGCGGAGCCGGCAGGTGCAATCATGCGGCGTATCGTCGAAATATTCGAGCAGCAGCCGCACGAAGATGTTGTTGGATGCCGCGGCAAGCGTAATGGGCGTGGACACGTGCCGGAACGAGGTCTTGGGTCGCGAAACCGAAAGGCGCGATCCGCCGAGCATGAGGCCGGGTTGCATATCGCGCGTGCCGATGAAGCGAGCCCGGAACTGCACCAAAGGCGGCGCGCCGTTGAGCGCCGGCGAACCGCCGGGCGCAAGCGGCGTCCAATCGCCACCCGGCGCCTTGATCTCATAGATGAGCTCGGTCGATTCCGGAGCGATGGTGCCGGCAAGAATATCGATCGCCCGCATGCCGCCGTCGAGGTTGATGGGTTTCAGCTCGATTGCGACCTGCGGCGCATTGAACCGCGCGCCCCAAAGCTCGATCATCAGGTCCTTGGTGAGATCGCCATAATAATAGGCGCCGTCGGTCGAGTAGAAGAAGGTGCCGTCGGTGTAGCTCTGTCCATAGGCCATGCCGACGCGGTGCGCGGCGTTCGAGGTGAGGACCAGCGCATAGCGCCCGCCCGCGCGCAAGAAAGTAGGCGTCACCTGCACGCGGTTCCAGGCATTCTGCAACAGCGCCATATGCGGGACCGAGACCTGCAGGATCGCCTTCGACAGATCGGGTACGCCGTTCGTGGTTTCACACAGGGTCAGATGAACCGCTTCATCGGCGCCCTTCGCGGTCAGGTAGAAGCCGACTTTCGTCAGCCACATGTCGTTTGAGACCAGGAAGCTCTGCGCCACCTGCGCGCCAACGATCTGATGCTCGATGACGATATGGTCCCAATAGCTCTCGTCCCAGGCGTCGATGAACATCTCGACCAGGCGGGTTTTCTTGTGCTTGCGCACCTTGTCGGGGTCGAGCACCAGGAAGCTTTCGCCATCCTTCTTGAAGATCCGGGTCGCCGGATCGTATTCGCCCGAAAGCCACCATTGCTTGCCGCTCGAGACCTTGAATTGCGCGCCATAGCGGATGCGCTGGCGGGAAATCGTGCGCTGCACAATATCGTGGGTCTGGAAACCGTATTGGGCGATGCCGAGATCCGAATGCATCGGTCCGACTTGCAACTTGAGCACGTCGATATAGGCCGGGAGGAGGAGCCCGTTGCTCAACCGCGCGTTCGGGTCGTTTGACGAGAACACGTCCATCTCGGCCGCGCTTTCGTTCGCGGGGGCAAAGCGCAGGCCTTCCTCGATCTTGGCGTCGTAGCCGAGACTTTGCGCATTCTGCGCGTCGCTCTCCTCGTCGTCGAGAAATCGGTCAGCGCCATAGGCAGAGGCATCGTCCGGAAGCTCCAGCCGCTCCTTCATGCGGGCGATATCGACATAGAGGCTCGCGATCTCGGTCATCTCGCCCTTCTGGCGGATCTGATTGGCGAGAGCGGCAAGATCGGACGCGAGCGAGGCAACCCGCGGCTCAATCTGGCGGCGGAATTCCTCCAGTGTATCAGTGCGCTGGTCGAGGGCTTCGGTCGAGGCGACCGCGTTGTCGGTCAGCATGGTCACCGAGAGAACTTGCGTCGGATCGAGCAGGACATGCGCCACGGCGACATGTGCGACGGGGATCGCGGGAGGCTGCGGGTCGGGGCTTTCGCTGCCAGCGGTGAAGGCCAGCACCGCATCGCGCGCGCGGGTCAGCGCCACGCTGTCCGGTTCGGTCTGATTGGTTTCGACGTTGACGAGGAAATCGCGCTCGGTGACGTCGGTATCGTTTTCCTGACCGAATACCGACACCGCAACAATGCGCTTCGAGGCTGCCGCAAGATACGGGACCATGCTTTGGGTAAGACTCGAACTGCGTGCGAATACCGCGCCTCCGGCCTGATAGAATCGGCCCGGAGCGACCGCAATCTCGGCCTGTGCGCTCTTGGTCACGTTGAAGCCAGCATAGCGATGGCTTTTGGTGACCGCGTCATCGACGATATGCTCGAACGACGCGCGCGCGAAGGATTGCAGATTGTTGTGATCGGACGCGGTCTGTTCCTGATAATCACGAAAGATGACCTGCTTTTCCACGGCCTGTCTTACCTTTGGCTGGGGCGGCCGACGACGAACTGATCGATACCGGCCAGGAAAATCGTTCCCGCAATGATCTGCGCCCGTGGCGCGTAGCGGATCATGAGGCGGTCGGAAGCGCGCTTGGCTGCGATCAGCGCGCGTCGCGCATTGAGGGTTCGGTTTGGATCGTGCGGCAGCCAGAATTTTGAGCGCCGCGCCAGAATGCCTTCACCGGCCGTAAAGGCTTTGCGGGTTGCGGGCATCGACACCTGGACATGAGCGGTGTGCGCCGGAAAGCCATAGCGCCCGATGCCCATGAACTGGATGGCGGGGCGTCTGAAGATGCGGCTGCCGTCGGCAATGGCAAAGCGCCAATAGATGCGCAGTGGCGCAGACGATGGCCGGAAGTATCCTCCACCAACATAATGGCCGCAGAACACGCCGGCATCGCGGTGCCCCCCAATCTTGATCCGCTCTGGCTCCGACGTGACCGCCTCGAGATGAGGGCCAACCGGCGCCCGCCAATGGTCGCGGGTCTTTGGCGCAATCGTCGCGATCCGCTGCCAGGCCTCCGACGGCTGAAAGTAGTGAGCATTGAGAGCGCAGCGCACGAAAACCCGACGGCCGCCCTGCGCTTTGATATGAAGACGGAACCAGTTGCCGTAATCGCTCACCCGGGTGTCGGTCTCAGTACTGCCCTCCACCCAACGGGCGCGGCGTTGGAGGCGCTTGAACGCGGTCGAGGGCACCGGGAAGGCCGCCGGAAAAAAGCTTGCGAAATGATAGCCGCCGGCATGTAGTGCGAGCCCGCGATGGCCGCTCTCGCGCATTCGCCAGGTGCGCACCTGCGGCAGCCCGGACAGCCAAGCTTCGCGCTGCTCGCGCGTGAGACGCGGCCCGGAATAGACGACCTGCGGGGGTGCGATCACCGCAAGTGGTCGCGCATCCACATAGGGCAGGTAGGAATGGATCGCGGCGAGTGTGCCCTTCTCGCGGTGCATGCGCACCGCATTGGCAATGATGCTGCGCTTGCGCGCCACACTCCAGCCCTCCGACCAGAGATCGACCGAAAAGGCGTGTGCCAGCATCGGCAAGAATTGCGGCGGACAGGTCCATGGGTCCCAGACCTCGCGCGTTGGTGCGTCGATCGCCTCAAGACGCGTCGACAGCGCGGCGAGCGTTTTGTTGAACGGCGTCTCCGAAACTGGAAGGATATGATCGTGATAGGGGATCACGGTTCGACCTCGACCGCGATCATGATGTTGGTACAAAACGCGGCCTGAGACGGCCCTATGGCGATGTCATCGGCGGGTACCGTGCGCCGTACCCGCAGCACATTGCCGACATAGGCGGCGCCTTCGATCGCGTTGGCATAGACGGTCGCGCCGATGGCATAGCGCGCCTCAGTGACCTTGCGCACCATCTCCTGCGCCGCCGCTGCGATTACGGCCGGCGCCGGCCCGCGCGGCAGCGTGATCGTCAGCGCAACCTCGTAAGTGACGATGTCCGCCGGCGCTACGGTGACGATATCGGTGAGCGGCTTCACATTCGGCGCATGCAGCGCCTCCCGCACGCGATCGCAGATCTCGTCCGCCGCAGGTGCCCCGTCAGGCCCGAGCAAATAAACAGCAGCGCGCCCGGGAACGCCATGCACGCCCGGCCCGAGCACCGCAATGTCCCGCGCCTGCGGCCAGGCTTTGGCCGCATGATAGACATAGGCGTCCGGCGATCCGGCCGCGGGGACCGCGAAGGAGGTCAGGTAACGCAGCAGCAGCGCGGCGTCGCTTTCCATCACGGCCGGCGCGTCCGGCGTTGCTGGTGCGATCACAAGGCGCTGGACGTTCGCCCGGGCGGCGATGGCGTCGAGATCGCTGCCTTGTGAATAGGCCGGAAGCACCGCGCGCACAGCGGAATTCACCCGCGCGCGCATTAGGGTTTCGCGATGGGCATGCGCCTCCTGATCGATCTTGATCGGATCGAATTCCAGACCGCCCACGTCATAGGGAAAGCCCGCCTGATCGGCGCGAAGCTGGAAGTCCGCCATCCGCGCATCAAGGATCGCTTCCTGATCCAATTCTTCGATGGCGTTGGGCAACGGCAAATGCGCCGGATTGATCGTCGGCGCAATGAAGCGGTTGACGTTGACAACCACGGTCATAGCGGATTCTCGGCGGTCACAAGACCGTCCTCGTTGGCAAACAGAATGATGCGCCGCGGCCCATCGACGGTGAAATCGCCGAGATGCGCCCGCGGGCGATAGACGCCCTGCAGTTCCAGGCGAAGCCGCCCGGTGCGTAACTCGTCGGCTTCCGAAAGCACGGCAATCCTGGTCAAAGCGAAGCGTGGCTCGAAGGCAATCGCGGCAAACAGCGCGGTGAAGAAATTCAGCAGCGTCTCCGGAACGAGATTTTCGCCGAGCAAGTTCGGAATGAGCGAACCGATCCAGCGGCGCATGACACGCGAGCCGAATGGGGTCGAGAAGATCGCTTCGAGACTTAAGATCACATGTCCCCAGCCGGCGATCGGACGACCGGTCCAGCGATCGAGGCCGGTGCCGACCGGCTTGGCGGCCATGGTCTATGTCCGCCGGATCGACCGGCGCGGTGCGGCAGCTTCGGCACGCTTCTGCGCGCCGGCCTCGCGGATCAAACCGCGCGCAAGCTCGTACTCGGCCTCATCTTGCGTCAGGACCAGGATCTCGCCCGCGCGCACTTTGCGGCCGGCCACCCATTCACACAAACCAGTTGCCTCGTAAGCCTTGGTGGTCACCATATCGTTCCGCCTTCGCATGCGGCATCGATGCGCGATGCGCCTGGATGGTTTTCATTCCGCTGATCGTTACGCCACCTTGGCCTCGGTCTGCTTGGCTTCGCCACCGGCGGTCAGGACTTTCGGCTTGATGCTGTCGGCCTCGCCTTCATCGTCGAGGCCAAGACGGGTGGTCTTGACCGAGTAGACCGCGGAACTCTTGACGCCGAGCTTGGTTTGGCCGACCTCGGCCACGATCTTGTCCGCGGTCATCAACAGACGCGCTTCATTGCCGACCTTGAATTCGAGCTCGCTCTCCTTGAGCGTGACCCGCACCGAGCCGAAGGTGAGCACGTGCTCGTCAGGCTTTTCAGACGGCGATTGGTTGCGATCGCTCCATGTGAGCGGTATCGCCACCGCCTGCCGAAAATCTCCGGTCGGGTTCAGCATGGTCATCTGCTGGCCCCTGCTCGGCGGCGCATGCAGCTTCAAATCGCCCGCGATTTGCGCATACGGAACCCAAGGCCCAATGAACGGCGCACCGTCATCGCCTTCGCCAAGGCGTATTCGCAGGCGTTGCTTCTTAGCATCGACCTGCTCGACGGTGCCGTGGCGCATCATGTTGGCAAGCCGGCGCTCCAATTCGGCAATGCGCACCACGAGTTCGGCAAGCTCGCGCATCGCTTAGCCTTAAGGCTCCTGCGGTCCGAGCGCGTCGTTCGCGCTGTCCTCGTTCGCCACGAACGCCCCGCCCGGAAACGCGAGCGTTGCGCTTCCGACTGGAGCCGCGTTTTCGTCCGTCGTCGGGTCGTCGAGCATCGGGCCAAGCCCGATGCCCCGAATACCCGTCAGGCCCAGCGCGACCCGAGCCTGCTGCCAGTCTGGAATGACCGTGCCGGCAATGAGCTGTCGCCAATATCGCGCGATATCGGCGAGTTCGACGTCGGCCTCCATATTGGTGAGGAGATCGGCCCACACCCCCGTCGGTTCGGCGCCGGGGATCGGCTCGGCAATCGGCTCCACTTTATATACGGCACGCAGCAGCGCCTGGCGGCGGCCCTTGTCGGCGATGGCGCCACGGTCCCATTCGCAGAAATCCTGGGGCCCAGTCCGAAACCAGAGCCGGCGAAACAGCTCGGGCCAGATCGATGTTTCGGCCAGGAAGACCTTCTCGACCTCGTAAGCCAGGCTCCGGAGATAGACCTCGTTACCTTCGTCCGAGGCCGGGATCCGGATCTCGGTCTCGCCGGCATCGACGGTGACCGCCTGCGCCACGAACATGTCGATCGACAGATCGATGACCTGCGGCGCGCTTAACAGCTCACGTCCCGCGACCTGCCGCTTGCCGCTATCGCAATAAATCACGATCACGGGCGCACTCTGGTCGCGCAGCGCATCGAACGGCTCGACCGCGCTGTCGAACACCGCATCCCCAGCCGATGTCCGGCCCTTGAGCGACCGCAGCGCCGCGATCTTGATGGCCGCAACCGCAAGGCTCATGTCATGATCCGCACAAGCGACAGAAGGACGCGAGCGAGGCCATCGCTTTCGATCGCGGTGATCTCGAAGACCGGCGTCTGCGGCCGCTCCAGCGCCACAACCCGGTCGCCGACCTTCGGCCACTCGTCGCCAAGCCTGGCCGCATCGATGCTGGCAACCGTGCCGGCCATGACAAACATTCGATCGAAGTCCCGGCCCACGGCGTTGTCGACAGTGCGCGTACGCTCTGGCCTCTCGGTGATGATCGCGAGCACTTGCCGCTCGGCGCGATCCGGATCGGGCACAGCTTCGGCATAACCGCCCGGCCGCATCGGCATGAGGCGGATTGTTTCTGCGAAAGCCCGATCGAGCGCCGGCTGGCGGCCGGCCCAGGTTTCGGAAAACTGCGACATTGGCGCTGGGCTCATCTATTGAAATGTATCCCAATTGTGCTACATAGGGTCGGAGGAGCAAAATCGATGGCTAAGACCGCAATGATCCGCGCCCGGATGGAGCCGGGCTTAAAAGAAGAGGCTGAGCAGGTTCTGGCCGAGGTTGGGCTGTCGCCCACGGAGGCAATCAGCCTATTTTACCGGCAGATCTCGCTGCGGGGCGGCCTACCGTTTGAGGTCCGGTTGCCCAACGCCATGACCCGTGCCGCCATTGCCCAGGCGCGCTCCGGCAAGAAGCTCAAGAGCTTCAAGACGGCTGCTGACGTCATGCGCACGGCGCGTGCGTGAAGGAGATAAAGACTACAAACCGTTTTTTGCGCGACCTGAAGCTGGCGCGCAGGCGTGGCCAGGACCTCGACAAACTTGAAGCGGTGATTGCTGCACTTGCCCGTGGCGAAAAGCTTTCATCAAGGTATCGTCCGCATCGTCTCCAGGGAGAGATGAAGGGACTCTGGGAATGCCATGTCGAGCCGGACTGGTTGTTGATCTGGGATGAAATGCCCGACGCAATCATCTTGATCCGTAGCGGCACGCATTCCGATCTGTTCGACTGAAACCGTATCCTAGTGATGAAGCCCTTTGATCAGCGCGCGCGGACGCAGGCAAAGTGACAGCGGATTGCTCTGCATCTCGAGCCGCACGGACTTGTTGTTGTCGGACGGGATCGCCTTGGCATAACGCGGCAGACCTAGCGTATTGACGGTTTCGATATAGTCCGCCGGCGCAAAGAACGTCTTGAACAAGTTCGGTGTGCCAAGCGGGAAGAAGTGCGCCTCATTGGGATCGATAAACGGGGTCACGGTATCGCCCGTGTCGGTGCCGCCACCGATCCAACCGCGGTAGTTCTCGAAGGTGACGCCGCCGTATTTAAGCGTGGAGAACACCACGCCCTCGCGCAACCGCACGCCCTCCTGGTAGCGATAGGTATCACGCACCTCGGCGTGCTCGATCAGGTCGTCCCAGAAGGTGTCACCGCAAAGCGCATATACGCTGGTGAAGGCGACCCCTCCCAGCGTCTGCGACATGGTGCGTACCAGCTGACTGCACTTCTTGCGGACGGCGGTATTGGCGCTGCCGAGGGCGAAGTTGATCGGCGTGATTGCCGTGACGCCGAACTCTGAGAAGAGATCGTAAATCGTATTGCCATCGCGGTCGACGATCAGGCCCTTGATGGCGCCCACCCGCTGGAATTCGGTCGTCGCATCGAGCTGAGCGGTAAACATTTCCATTCGCCCCGAGAGATAGGTCTCGACCGAGCGCGCCTGCATCTGCGGCCCGAATTCGCGCACGTTCTGCACTTCCTCGGCCAGCACATTGTCGTCAAGTTGATAATGCGGGACTTTGAGAACCCGCGCCCGGCGCAGCGGCTTGGGGCGGGTTTCGCCCGGACCGCCGCGCGGCGTCGGGTTGACCAGCGTCAAGATGCCGGACTGCTCTTCGAGCGCGATCGAGGTCGTCGGTACCGGCGCCTCCGTAAACAGTCCGAGCGCGCCCAGGCGCCCCGGCACGAAGGGAAGCTTGTTAATGTTGTCGGTCAGCGTGACGAAGTTAAAAGCGTCATTGCTGAACACGTCGAGAATAGGTTCCATCGTTTAATCCTGGGGTTTGGATATTGCGGGGGCGCGCGTTTTGAAATCAGCGGACGACGATTCCGACTGCGCGCAGCTGATCCTGCTTGGCGGATTTCTTGAGGTCGTCATCGACACTGGCGTCGTAGATGAGGCCATGGCGATTGACTTCGGCGTGGCGCATGAGCCCGACCGCGACCACATCGGAACTGGTGGCATCAACACGGCCGACCAGAATGGCGACGGCAGCCTCCGAACCATCCGCTGCTGTCTCGGGCGAGGGAGCGAACTTGCTGCTTGCCGTCAGTTTCCCGAGCACCGTTCCTGGCAGCAGCGCTCCGGCGCCGGAGGCGATCACGATATTGTCCCGCGACAGCCGGCCCTCTTCGTCCTCCGAGAGAATGAAGTTTCCATCATGCGGATTCTCAAGCAGCACGGTCATAAAGCTCTCCCGTTCGCCGGAACGACGGCGCGGACGTTGGCCATTTCAAAGTGAAGACGCTAAGGGTCAGCGCGCAGACGCACCCGAGGCAGCCGCACGGCGGCGGGCATAGATTTCTTCGGTGTTGATCACGCGCTGCGGCTCCGCAGAGGATCGATCGCCACCGGCACCCAGTTTAGGCTGCACCTCTCGCGCCATGGCACTGTCGAGATTACTCTTGGCTGCTGGTGACTTCGCTAGCGCCACAAGCACAAACTCCGCTGCAAGCTCGGTGTCGAAGGCGAAGTAATGCGCAAGCTCTTCGCGACCCTTGGCTGCATCAGCGGTGATGATCGCCCTGATGCGAGTGCGTTCAGATGCGCTACCTTGCTTAAGGCCTTCCGCCTCGCCGGCCATGCGTGCTTGTGTCACCCGCGTCGCAATGTCTTCGCTGGTCTCCACGGAACCCGTATTCTCGTGCGAAGCCAAAGTGGTCACGTCGGCCGCCGCGCCGGCGGCTGCCAGGATTACGTCTCGCATTGTTGTCTCCTAGGGCTGGACTCAGTAGCGCCTGGTCAAATTCGGATTGATGCGAGTTTGACGAACGCTAGATAGTTGGCTGCAAGCTTGTCGTATCGCATCGCGACACGCCGGCACTGCTTGATCTTCTGGAAGAACCCTTCGATCAGGTTGCGCGTGCGATAGAGATAAAGGCTAAGGCCATCCAGCGCACTTGAACTAATGCGTCCCGTTAAGGTTTAGAATGGTTTGTATTGGCGTTCGATTGTTCAGAGGTATAATCTGTGAATGTCTGCTGTTTGTAGGCCGCGACCTGCTCACTGTCGCGAATTGCGAAGCCTCCAGCGCCAATGTCGCCCCCGGCGCTGGAGGCTCTCAACCAATCTTCAACGGTCAAGCTTAAAATAAACGCCGACTTTGGACCCCGACTGCCACGCAATATGGCAGGAGCGCCGTATATATTCCGGCTTGATCACGACGGAAAAGCTCTTCGGCAACACCGGCCGAAATGGGAATTCCAGGCAAGCACCCGCCATCGACATATTGAGTATCGAACAGTCTACAATCGCCGCGACTCCGAAGCTGACCGAGCCCTGCTTCATCAGGTTCTCTCTCGGAGTCTTGCGTCGCTCGATCATTTGTCAGCAGCCGCTCACAAACCGCACGCCAACGCGATATTCAGATTGCCAAACGATCTGACAGGAGCGGCGTATGCTTTCCGGTCCAATCGCAAAGGAGAATTCGCTGGGCAATGCGGTCCGTCGATGCGGAAAAACAAGACAGGCGCCGCCGTTGGACATGTTGCGCACCGCGCATTCAATACCACGACCGTAGCCAATCAATACAGCACCCGCTTTGGGGGTTGTCGTTCGTTCAGTCCGGCGTCGTTCCATCGGGTCCGACCTCAAGTGCTCACAAAGCTAGGTATTGCATGCCGACTAAGTTAACCTGAACCAACAACCCGTTAAAATGGAAGTTCGGGCAACGCCGCGTTAACGCTAAGGACACGCTGTCCAAGCTGCGCAGGCCTATTGTCATATTGGTTTCTACGCGGGCTGCATCCTTAAGGGCCTGAGATCTTCCGATCTATCGGTCACTCAATCTACTTCTGGCGTTGATCGCCCTGACGAAGCCATCGAAAGCGTCGAGCGCATGGCCAGTGGCATCGGCAAGACCCAACGCGACCGCATCCCGGCCGCGATAGTCCTGCGCCTCGGTTGCCAAGGCGGCTTGTGCCGTTAAACGCGAGCCACGGTAACGCCCGACGCTCTGAGCGAAGGTCTGCCGTGCCGCTTCGAGATCGCCGACGATCCGCTGTGCGACGTCGTCGGCCAGGGCCTCGAACGGATTGCCAGCCATTTTTTGTGTGCCCGCCCGCAGCACCGTGACCTTTACGCCCTGCTGCTCAAGCGCTTTCGACCAGTCGGCATGCAACGTCACCACGCCGATCGAGCCGGCGCGCCCGTGTTCGGGCATGACAATCTGCCGCGCCGCCGACGCCAGCAGGTAGCCGGCCGACAGTGCGTGATCGGTCAGAATGGCCAGGGTCGGCTTTTCGGCCGACAGCCGGGCGATCAGGTCCGCGGTCTCGAAAGCGCCGGCAAGCTCGCCGCCAAAACTGTCGATCTCGAACACCGCGGCCTTGATGGCGGGATTGCGCATGGCGCGCAGCACCTGCGCCTGCAGTCCCTCATAGGAAGTCCGCCCGGACATGGCGCCGACATAAGCACCTTTGTGCACCAGCGTGCCCTCGATCGGGATCAGTGCGATCCCATCGATCGTGTCGAACATGGCTGACCCGTTGGCGTCATATCGCCGACCCGTACGATCGCCGATGCGACCAGCCAATGGCCGGCCATTCGCGAACGTCACATGATCGACGCGTTCGCCGACGCCCTCCAGCACCACACCGCCCTCGACGATCCGTCCGCCGATGCCGGCGAGCGCCGCATCGAGCTTGCCCGGATGCATCAACAGCGGGGTGTTGAACACCCGCGCGGCCAATTCAGGACGCAGGATCATGCCAGCGCCTTTTGCTGCTTGGCCGGCGATTGATCGTCAGTGTCACCGGATGGCGCGGCCTTACGATCGAACATGGCGTCGGGATCAAGCCCGAGCGCCAGCATCTCCTTGCGCTCGCGCGCCCGCTGCTGGATGGTCTCGAGATAATCCTCGCCCTGTTCGGCGCATTCACGCTCAAGCGTCGACAAACCCGCCGCCAGGCGCTCGGTCGCAGCCGTCGCCTCCTTGTGCGGATCGACCCAACCGCGGCCGGGACCAATCCATTTCGCCGCGCAATAGGCGGCCTTGGCCTGTGCAAATTCAGGCGCCCCCTTCGGTAGCTTGATGATCCCGCGGTCAATCGCCTCCTCCAGCCAGCCGGCATAGATCGGCGCCATGAAGGCTTGCGCGAAGTGCTCCTTGCGGGCGGTGAAGCCGCGCCAGACCTCGAGCAAAGCCGCGCGGGCCGAGGAATAGTTGACCTGACCCCAGTCCATCGACAGCTGTTCATAGGTCATGCCCATTGCGGCTGCGACATTGCGCAGGCTTGCGCGCTCGAAGGCTTCGAACACGCTGTTGGGATGGTTCGGTTTGGTCAGCATCACCTTCTCGCCCGGGAACGTAAACGCGATCTTGGCGCCGCCAACGTTGATGGGAGCTGCTTGGTAATAGTCGAGCCGCTGCTGCTGGTAGGCCGACAGCTCCTCGCCACCTCCCAGTGCCGATGCGAACTGATCATGATCGAACGGGCTTTCGACAAAAGCCGCCATCACGGCGTTGAGGACGGCAGCCTGTAGTTCGGCCTCGTCGTAGCGACCAAGCATTCGCAACCGTTTGACGATCGGCGCCAGCACGGAGACGCCACGATACTGGCCGGCGCGCCCCGGCTCGAAGGCGTGCACCACCACCCGGCGGCCGAAGCTGGTTTCCCGCGGAATGCGCTCCCAGGTCCAGAACATCGGATGAAACACGTTCTGGTCGCCGGGGTGCGACCGACGAATCTGATAGGCGAGGGGCTCGCCGTGCTCGCCGAGTTCGATGCCCTGCCGACGCCAGTAGGTATCGACCGCATTGTATGGATTCGATAGCCGGTCCGGATCGATGACTTGAACCGCAGTCGCATAGCGTCCGCCGCGGGGCAGCCAGAGAATGGCGGCGAGCGCCTCGCCATCCATCAGTCGATGCCGGAACGCCAGCGCCAGCAGCCCGCCCATGGTCATGCGCCGGCCGGCGTCGCACCAGCAATCCGGGTCCTCGGCAAAATCCTTCCAGGCTGCCTCGATGTCGGAGGCCAGATCCGATGCCACGTCCGGATCGATCTTCAGCGAGCGCGCATTGGGCTTTGACGACAACCGCCAGCCGGCGCCGATCACGGCATCGACTTGCCGGGTGACACCACCCGATGCCCAGCCGTCGTTGCGGGCGAGATCATGGATCCGCGCCGCCAGCACCGGACGATCCGGCGACAGCGCCGTCTGCGCCGACCACAAGGGCGGGCGCCAGTGCGCCAGATCCGGATCGGTGACTGAAGCGCCGGCATAGCCAGCCGCCAGCATGCGCGCCGTGGAACGCGGCCCGGCCGGAATTCTGACCGGACTTCCATCAGGTCCAAGCAGATTGACCATCAGAAACTCACCCGGCGCGCAAAGCCGCGAGCGTTCAGTCCGAGCTTGCCACGCAGCTCAGCGATATAGCCGCGCAGCGTACCGACATTCTGCGCGTTCCATTCCATGCTCTTGTCACCATGGCGCATCCGCGCGACGCTTCCCTGCACCACGACCGCATGCAGTGCGGCCTCGGCCTCGGTGAGTTGTGCTCGCCAGAGGGTGACCTCCGCCGCCGTCGCCATATTCATCGGCCCATGTTCAGCCGCGCCAAGGCGGCGACGCTGGTCACAGGCTTCACTTGGCGCACAGCGTCGGTTTGCTCTGATCTAGCTTTCGGCTTTGGCTGTCGCGGCTGCGCCGTGTCGGCGATGCGTTGCACACCCAGCATGTAAGCCGCCGCATAAGCCATCGCCTCGCAGTCGAGAAAGTGATTGTCACGCGAGCGGTGGACCCAGGTGTAGCCGCCGGAAGGCTTCTTGACGCGGCCCTCCGACACGATCTGCCGGCAATAGGCCTCCGTGGTGTCGCCTGGCAGATGCCAGCCGCCGGGCTGATCGTCCGGCCAGCGCACCCGTTCGTGCACCCAGGATTTGAAGAAGTCGCTATCGAGACGAACCAGATCAAGACCGTACTTGGCAGCCTTGCCCTTGGGCGTCACGTCAATGCGCTTGACCGACAGCGGCTGGTCGCGATGGTCGAACCCCTTCACTGCATAGACAACGCGCGCGTGCCGCCGGCAGAACTCGTAGACTCGGTGCTCTGGCACCTCGTCTTTCTTGCCGGGGCGGAAGCCTGAATCGATGAAGGCACGGCGGATCAGCAGATCGCCGAACGGGCGTGCCAGCATCTCGGCCAGATCGACCCAGACATCGCCGTGCTCGGTCTCGCCCCAGATCTCGTTCTGCTCGATCAACCAGCTTTCCTGGCGCACGCCCCAGCCGCGGACCACGGTGACAAGCCGGTTCTTCTGCACGTCGATGCCGGCGGTGAGCAGCAGCACACCTGCCGGGATATCGCGCGACCGATAGGGCAGCTTGAGCCGCGCCACGTCGGCCCATTCCGGTGCATCACCGCCGGCCGGAGCCCAAAGCTCTCCGAACCCCCCATTAATGACGGTCTGGACTTCTTCCTGATCGCCCGAGTTCAAGGCCTCGACGTAGCGGCCGGCACGCTCGCCGAACGATACGAAGGGCGACGCCAACCCCGAGACCCAGAAGCTCACGGTCGTACCATCCGGCGGATCGCCGATCACACGGCCATCCGGTTCGATCCGCTGCCCTGGCGCGACATAGACGCCGTGGGCGTTCATCTCGAACTTGTGCTTCTCCTCGACGACGCCGTCACAATTGGGGCATTGCAGGAAAGCGAGCCGACGCGCCTCGATCGCGGTCGCGTCGCGTTTGATAGTCTCTTTGCCGCCCTTCGGTGTGATGTCGATCTTAGGGATCACCAGGCAGTCGAACCGCGGGATGAAATAGTCCTCGCAGTGCGGACACGGCCAGGCCCAGTGATATCGGGTGCCGCGCTGCCAGAGCTTCCAGATCGGACTGTCGAGGCTCCCGATGTCGTCGTGCTCGATGACAGTCCAGAATTCGAGCCCGGTTGCATCGTCCTTCTCGATCTCGACCGATCCCTCGGTCGGCGTCGACGTCACCCCAAGCGTAAAGTCGGCATGGGTGTCACCGCGGACCTCGAGGAGGCGCACGGGGTCGCCTTCGCCCTTGATGTTTTTGGCCATGCCGTCACGTTCGTCGACGATGGCCAGGCCCGCTGGATCCGACTTGAGCTGGTTCGCAGAGCCTGCCCAGGCAAGACGCACCGGCACGCCGGAGACGATCTTGCGGGTCTTCTTGTTCTTCTTGCCGCGCGCCAGCTTCACCGACAAGCTTGGCGATCGGTTGAGCGCATCGTCGAACCGCGGCTCGAACTGGTCGGTGACGAAGTTGCGGTCGGGGCCAGCGTAGATGATCGGCACCGGACGCTGATCAAGCCGCGACAGGATCACGTCGATGACACTATCGGTTTTGCCCATCTGGCCCCCACAGACGAACACCACGGTATTGTAGCGCGCGTCCTCGAAGGCCCGCATGAACGGGATCATGTAAGGGGTGAGCGCCGGATCCTTCGGCCCCGGCCGGCCCGAGGAGAGCGGATAGACCCGGTTCTCCCGCGACCAACGATCAGTCGATACCTTCTTCCTCGGCCGCAGGATCCTCGTCACCCGATCGATAAGAACGGCCGAGTTTTGCGATGCGGTCGGCCACTTCGGAGAGCGCATCATCCACTTCTCGTTGCAGCTGTTCCCGCTGCTCGATGTTGCGGGTCAAGCGCGCGGGAATCGCATTGATCCGCGCGACCACGGCGCCCGCCACCTCGTCCACCAGCGTCATGGCTTCCACCAGTGGCACGAGCTCGCGCTCGGTCTGCGCGACCGCCAACTCCTCCTTGCGGGTGCGAATGTCCTGCAGCCGACTGAGCGAAGCCGTCTTGCTCGATCGACGCGCTTCGTCCTTGAGGAAGCGAATATAGCCCTGCACCACATCGACGACGCGGTAGCTGCCACGATCGGTCTTCGCGACCCAGCCGTCCTTGGTCAGTCGCCGGACCCATTCCGGCGTGACCATCAACAGCTTGGCAGCCACATCCACCGGAATCGTCCCGGAGGCGTCATGGTCGCCGGTCTTTGCTGCGGTTCGCGCCATAACCACCAAGCTCGATGATTGGCTAAGCCTTAGGGGCGATCATTTTGCGATCGTTGTACCGGCGAATGAGCAATCAATGATCCGATTATAAACCCAAGGCACTGCGTCAGCGTCAGGGACCACGATCTGGTCCACGAGCAAGGGCCTTCCGGACATCGGACTGCGAAATTCCAAACTGCCGAGCAATTGCCGATGGCTTTACACCAGCTTTGAAAGCGGCACGCACGGCGTTCAGCTTACCCTTCGTCAACCCACTCGCAACCTCTCCAACCGCTGTACGCTGAGCGGCCGGCTTCGCTTCGAGCTGTGGCTGCGGTTTTGGCAGGCGGCCACGGTGCTCAGCTTCGGTAGTGACTGCCGAAAGAAGTGTATCAATCTCGCTGTTGTCCAGCCGCTTGAGCGCACCGGCCAAATCCTTCGGCAGCACGTGCCGGGGCTGCGATGCCGGGTCGCCCTCTGCGCCAGCGGCCTGTACAACGGACGGCCCGGGTGCCTTCGGCGAAAGCAGAACCGAAAACATGTCTGGCGCTGTGTCTGCAGACCGGCGGATTGGCATGGTGCCAATTATGCCGCCGGTCCATGTTTGCGGCAACCAGCCTGTGGCCATGCGGGATGGTACCCGGCGCCTACGGCGTATCGGCGTGGTCGCGATTGGCCGGGCGTTATTGGCTGATCTTGCGGTTGGCGGATTGTGCTATTTGGCTTGAGGCACCGAACGGTTGATCTGTTTCCCCATGCCGGCCTTCTCCCCCCGTCGTTTTCTGCCAGCGCTGAACGATGACGTCGACGTATTTGGGATCGAGCTCGATGAGCCGCGCCCGCCGTCCAGCCCGCTCCGCCGCAATCAGCGTCGTGCCTGAGCCGCCGAACGGATCGAGCACGATGTCGCGGCTCTTGGACGAATTGCGGATCGCGCGCTCGACCAGAGCCACTGGCTTCATCGTCGGATGCAAATCGTTCTTGTGCGGCTTGTCGAAGAACCAGACGTCGCCCTGGTCGCGCGCGCCGCACCAATAGTGATCGGTCCCATCCTTCCAGCCGTAGAGAATTGGTTCGTACTGGCGCTGATAGTCAGAGCGACCCAGCGTGAAGCTGTTCTTGGCCCAGATCACAAACGTCGACCACTTTCCGCCGGCCTCTCGGAACGCCTTCTGCAGCCGGTCAAGTTCAGACGATGACATGCAGATGTAGACGGCACCCTTGGTGAGCGCGAGGATATTGACGCAGGCGTCGTACAGAAGGGCGCCGAAGTCCGCGCCAAGGTTGTCATTCAGGATCGGACGATTCTTGCCGCCTAGCTTGTCCTTTGGGGTGTTGGCGTAGTCCACGTTGTACGGTGGATCAGTGAACGTCATATCGGCGAGTTCGCCTGCGAGGACCTTCTCGGCATCGGACAGGACCGCGGCGTCGCCACACAACACGCGATGCTCGCCACAGATCCACAGATCGCCGGGACGGCTGATCGGCTCCTCTGGCGGCTCGGGTGCCTCGTCGAGATCGCCATCGCCGTCGGCATCGACCAGCAGTAGCTTGTCGAGTTCATCCCGATCAAAGCCGGTCAGCGTCAGATCGAAACCGGCCTCGCGCAGATCACCGAGCTCAAGCCGGAGCAGTTCGTCATTCCACTCACTCGTTTCCGTTAATTTATTGTCGGCGATTGCGTAAGCCTGGCACTGCGTCTCGCTCCAACCGTGCGCGACAATCGTCGGCACTTCGCCGATGCCCTCCAGCATGGCGGCCTCAAGCCGGCCGTGGCCGGCGATCAGCATGCCGTTTTCTCGCACGAGAACCGGCATGGTCCAGCCGAATTCCCGGAGCGACGCCCGGATCTGCTCGATCTGCTCGGGCCCGTGAACGCGCGCGTTGCGCGGGTTCACGGTCAGCCGCTCCAAGGGCCAGAATTCGATTTTTGCAGCCGGCCAAGCGGCTGAGGGTTTTTGAGCGTCGTGCATTGATATCGTTGGGCTATTCGTCCGCGAAACCAAACCAAACTGAGGTTTTTCGATTTGGAAAAACGCGCGTTTTCCGGGCGGCGGCGCCACCGCTTGTGAGGCCCCCGAAGGAAGGACCCGTTGAATTGCCGCGAGCCTGCGTCAACGCGGTAGCATGCGTCCGATCTCGTGGCCCACGCGTGCGATGATGCTAGCGACGCCGCTGTGCCAAGCGGCAGCGCTGTAATCTTTCACAAGCTCGCGTCCAAGATTAGGGCCATAGAGCCAACGGATCGGCAGGCGTTTGTTCGACGTGCGAATGAAAGCGCGACCGAAGCGCGGTACAACGAATGCGTGCCGGAAGATGCGGCGCTTGTTCCATGGCGCGGCCGACACGCCCTTACCGCGCTGCTTGCCACCGAACCAGGCAATGTTGGTTTCCTGTCCGCGCGCCTTGAGCTGGTAAGTCAAGGTCGCCGGTGTCGAGCGTATGGTTGCTATTGCTTTGTCAACAGCGCCGTATTTGATGCCGGTCTGCTTGACGAGTGCGCGCTTGACCTGGGTTCGCCCCTTGTCGCCCTCGTGGTTCAATGCCCGCGACATGGCGGTGCGCGCCTGTCCGTCGCCCAAAGCGGCGAGCTGATTGCCGTATCGCGCCAGGACTTGGTCGCTGGCGTTGATGACCAATTTCATCGCGATGATGTGGAGCGTTTCGACCCGTCGCGCCGTCGGTTCGTTGGCGCATTCGTGGACCGTGGTGAAATAGCTAGACTTGCATCGGACACCCGTCAATTCGAAATCGAGCGTCCGGTGCATTTTGTCTGCAAGCGGTTGATCCGACTCAGGAATTGCGACGAGCATCGTTTTCTCTTCGCGTCACCGCGGGTCTGTCTCGCGAATGCCGTAGTGCTTCATCAGAACACCGAGGGCTGCGAGCAGAATTCCTTGCGCACTTTCCTGCCGCACCGGTCGTCCACTCCACCCCCGTCGAAGTGCCCACTCGCGGATCGACGTCTGCATGCCGACGACGTGCCAGACACACGAGCCGGCCGGTGAGCCGTGTCCGCCAAGGGCGTCGAGTGCTTTCGCCACCCGTTCGCGTGCGGCAATCTGAGTGTCCGTAAAGTCAGCCGGGCGATATTTGCCCGGAGCTGGTCTTGCCATGAGCATCAGATTGGATCGTGGCATAGAATCGAAGCAGGCGATCGTGAACGCCGCCTGGAAGTCACGCGCTGCGTCATGCATCGCGGGTGTGATGGTGCCGGAGCGCAGCATGAGCCCGAGCGTGTCGACGGTCCGGTGATGCGTGACCTCAATGCCGTTGGGATCGAACTCGATCACTTCACGGAGGTTCTGCTGCGCAATTGCTGGACGCGAGGAGCCGCGCTTCACTCGTGATTTGAGTTTTCTGTTCATTGATTCCTCGTGAGACCGTTCGAAGTTTTGAGGACGCGTGTCCCGTACAGCTTCTCGCCGAGTTGCCGAACGAACTCGCGCTCCGGCCAGTTGAGCCGTTGGTCGTCGACCGACACCGCAAGCAGGCCCTGCTCACGCCAGCCGTCCTGCTTGACCTTCTCGGGCGGCCGCCGCTCGCCGCCGTATCCGGGAAGAGACCACCTCATCGCGTCACCTCTGGCAGCAGCGCGGCGTAGCCGATGACGTCCGTGGCGCTGTCGCGGTGCGAAGGATCATGTGCGAGCCGCACCAGCTTGAGATCGAGCATGCAGAGCACGACCTGCGCCGGCGTGACGCTGTGCCCCAGCGTGAGTGACCAGCGTGCGGCGACTGCCGCCATGGAGACCGCGGGGTTGCCGTAGGCCGCGTCGCGCTGGGCTTTAACTTTGGCGGCGTGCCGAAGCATCGGTGACGCTCCTGTGCGATTGCATCGCCTTTGCCGTTCAGGAGGTCGTCGCATCACGAGACCTCCTGTTGCATCGGGATGGGTATCGCCTGCGCGACGAGATCGATCACCGCGCCAATTACGGATGCGGGCTCGGCGTTGCCAAGCCGGCCCATGCTGGCGGCGAGATCAGTCGGCTCGACACCATGCTGCAGTAGCAGCGAGACGACGACGCAGGCGTCGGCCAACAGCCCATCCATGGTCGATCCGGTTCGCGTGCCATGGGTGAACACTTCGCCCGGTCGGCCGTCGGGATAGAACCCGACGGTGACGGTGAAGCGGCTGCCGGCATGCTCAAGGTCTGAGGTCGCGGCGAAACGGCGGTTGGGGAGGCGGGCTCGTGTCATCGCACACCTCCCTCGGTCTCGATCGCCCACAGCAGAATGGCGATGGCGTCCGCCTCGTTGTCGTCGGCGGGCGTAAATCCACGCGCGCGCACGGCAGCTACCACGGCTTGCTTGTCTGCGTTGCCCTTGCCCGCGATGAAGCGCTTGAAGGTGCCGACGGGGACGCCTTGGTAGGCGACGCCGCGCTGTTCGCACCAGGACGAGAGCGTCGCCAGCAGACCGCCGAACACATGCGCCGCATCTGTGCCGACATGCCGGCGCACCTCTTCGAAATGCACAGCGCCCAACGGTCCCACATCGGCGGCCATGCCATCGAGCCAGCTGCGGAAGCGCAGGTAGCGGATCCCGCCACCGTCGTAGCGGCTGGGGCGAAACGATACCGTGCCGCTGTTGATGATGCCGGTACTGGTCCGCAGAGCGAATCCGGTAATGGTGCCGAGATCGAGGGCAAGGATCGAAGCTTGTGCGCGATCCAGAATTTCTGCAGCTGGTGGGATTGCATTGCCGGCAGGCAGAGTCAGAGTCGTCGAAGCCATGAGTGGTCTCCGTTCAGGGAATCGTTCGTGGTGGAGGGCGACGGCGGTCTGGTGCTTGGCTGCGCGGGCCGCCGTCGTCTGTTCAGAGGTCTGTCATCACGGCGGACCACGGGGCCGTAGAGTTTGCCAGGTCATCTTTCGGGTGAGGGCCACGCACCCTTTGGGGCGTGGCCTCTCCCTACGTAGTAGGGAGGGTTTCGCACCTAACTCCTCGACGTTGATCAACATGCTGATTTCCTTTGAGATTTTCAGATGACGGAGGAGTGAGGGAGGAGTTAGGGGCCTAACTCCTCATTTCAGCTAACCCGTTGATTTCATTGCATCAGGAGTTCGGGAGGAGTGAGGAGTTCGGCCTAACTCCTCAGGAGTTAGGTCATTGTCGACGTCCTGTGGGTAAACCCAGACGTGCGGGTTTTCGACGTTGAGGCAGGCGCCCGACTGCGGACATTTGTAATGACTGGGCAGGACTGACTGCGCGCCAAGGACGATCTCACCGGTCAGCGGATCGACGCGGTCCTCCGGCATGAAGTGCATGCCTTCGATGCAGAGATAACCGAATCGCGAGCGCATGACGGGATAGCCAAAGGCCGTGCCATCGCGGAGAAACTTGACGAAGCCTTTGGTGGCGAGAACGCTGAGACGCTCCCGGATCGTATGCTTGCTTCCGAGGCCGCCCTTGTTCTCGAACGCCTCAGCGAACTGCATGGTGGAGTAGAGGCGGCCTTGCGCGGCCTCCTCGAAGATCAGTCCGAGAATGACGTCGCCTTTGCGCAGCCGTTCCGCATCGTAACGTTCGCCGACTTCCTTGCGCACCAGCCGTTCGTTCATCGGGTTCAGCTCAATCCAGCGGCCGTTGACCTTATCGATCAGCTTGGCGGGCAATGCGGGTCCGTTGCGCAACTCGATTTCGAGTCGTCGTGCGGTACTCGCCTCATCTGGCCGGTGCATCAGTAGCCCTGAGGTGTAGAAGCCGCGGAGCGCGCTTGCGCCCGAGAGCGCGAGGAACGGATCGTCCTTGACCTGTTGTTTGCCCGCCTTACGAGTGTGATGGACGAGGATCACGCCAGCATCCGCGTTGACCATGTCTCTCAGCACCTCGACACGATCCTTCAGGAAGAACATCATCGCGTTGTTATCGTTCTCGCCCCCGCCATCGGGTCCGCCGTCGAACAGGTTTCGGATCGGGTCGAGGCAGAGGACGTCGGGGGCTGCATCGGGAAAGGCGGCACGGATCGCATCCGCAACGCGCGGAACGCCGTTGGCGTCGAGCAGGAGCTTCAGCTTCGGTGTAACGACGAATGTGTCGCGCGCGGCGGCCATCATCGACGCATCCAGGCGGATGCTCTGCATGCGCTCGCGCAGATAGTGGTACTGGATCTCCGCCTGCAGGTAGAAGACCCTGAGTGCCCGAGGCGGCGTGAAGCCAAGGAACGACGCGCCGGTTGCCATATGGACAAGCCAGCTGATCAGGAAATCGCTTTTGCCGACCTTGGGCGCGCCGCCAAGCACGAGGAGCCCGCCCGGCGTCAATACGCGCGGGCCGATGATGTCGTCGGGCATCGGGCTCGTGTCGTCGAGCAGCGCACCGAGCGTGAAGGCGGGCAGCGGCGCTTCCGCCGCTGCGGTAGGCTCAGCCCGGAGGAGTGGTGGGCCGTTTCTTTCGACATGGCGGGCCCAGAGGCGATCGGCCTCCCGCTTGAGGCGATCGAGCGGCCAAGCAGGCCGCAGCATGGCGGCGTTGTACTCACAGATCGCCTCCCATCCGTCGTTGGGACTGATGCGGCCCTCGTGAACCTGACGGATGTAATGACCGATGGCGGCGCTGGCGCCCTCGAACCGGGTCCACGCATCATGGCCCCCCTCATGAACGGGCGTCGTCAGAACCCGGCCGATCGACGGCTTTTGAAGGGCAGCCACAGGCTCGGCGCCGCCGAACGCGAAGGGCGGCATCGCTTCGACCCGGTCGGCAAACTCGCGCAGGTCGACTTCGAGGCGTGCATTGTGCTCGCGGATCGCCACGACCCGCTGAAAACCTCCTTTGTGGTAGACGGAGCCGGCAACACGGATAGGCTGGTGCGCCGAGCGGAAATGCGTATCGCCGCCGATCTTGACGGCGATGTCGCCGCGCAAACGGCATAGTTTCGCAAGGTCCTCGCCGACCGCAGGTTCGGTCAGCTTCCACCAGACATGCAGCTTGTCGATGCCCTCCGGCGTGCGGCCGCCGCTTTCGACGGTCAGGGTGGGTTGACCGAGGTAATCGACAAGGTGCCGGTATTTGCCCGCGATGTCGCCAGCATCGAGATCGACGACGATGGCCTGCATCTGCGCCACGTCGGCGGCTTTGGCCTGACCGTTCTGCGCTACGACGCCCGGAATGACATAGACGGCCGCACCCTCGCGCCAGGCCCATGCGGCGAAGGTGCAGAGCTTGCTGACGGCGTTGGTGTTCGCCTCGATCCAGATGTTGTGTGGCCGGCCGTCGAAACCTTGCCCCTTGTCGACGAAGCCGCGAACCGGGATCAGGCCCTCGCAATAGCTGAACACGACATCGAGGAAGGCGGCGACCTGTTCGCGGTCGGGCTCGACACCGAACGGATCAGTCATGATCGGGGCGTCGTTGAAATCTCGCCAGGGGTTGAAATGAATAAGGTTGTCGTCGGTCACGCCGGGAGCTCCCAGCAGCGCTGCGACCAGGGGCAGAGCCGGCATTCGTGGAAGTCGCGCTCGCGGGCGATCCGCGGCAGGAGGTCGCCGGCCTCAGTCGCCTGCAGGATGCGCACGGCGCGGTCGCTCATGCGCTGGGCGAGCGCGGCGTCGAAGGGGAGAAGCTCGTGGTGGAGCTCTGCCGTGTCCTTGTTGATGGCGGTGAATAGCGCCGGATTGGCGCAGATGCCCGGCACGGCCGCGTCCATGTAGGCTTGATAGAGTGCGACCTGGGCGGCATAGACCGGCTTCGCGATGGCGACGCCCTTGCTGACGGTTTCTCGCCAGTTGCGCGCGTTCATGGTCTTGCATTCCCACAGCGCCGGAAAGGCGAGGCCCGGTAGCTCGGGACCATCGGCGAGGATGCCATCGACATGGCCGCGGATGCGTCCGCCAGCGACACTGAACCCGAACTGCTCGCCGTCGCCACGGCGTGTGTAGAGTGCGAAACCGGCGCTGCGCAGCCATCGAATGGCGACATCTTCGAGCGCATGGCCGATGCCAAAGATGCGCAGGGTCTGACCGTTAAAGTCAGTGCCTTCGTCCTTGGGAGCGCCAGCGAACTCGAATTGAAGCGCTCGCTCGCATGCATGGCCAAGACGCGAGCCGCCGAGATATTCGCGCGGCGCTATTCCCGCGCGTTCGGCGACAAGCGCGTTGTCGATTGTTTCGTTCACCAGCTCAGCGAACTTCGGACGGGAATTGTAATCGAGCATCAGAATGGCACCTCCGGCGCGGTGGCGGCGATGTCACGCATGGCATCCTGGAAGCCACTGACGGCGACCTCGATCAGCGTCAGCACCTGGCTCTCGGTAAGGTCTGTGAGCCGCGTCTCCCAGCCGATCTCCTGCATGACCTCGGCCACCGGCTTCAGGGCGGCGAGGATCGCCATGTGCTCATCTTCGGTGAGATCAATCATGGCCGATGACCTCTGCCGTTCGGTCCAGAAGGTCTGGCAGGGAAGCGAGCAGAACCAGGCGCGCGGCCGCGGCCGGCTCGTTCGCCACGGATCGGACCATCCGAAGCCGCGCGCCGGGTGGCGGCAGACGGCGCAGAGCTCGTAGCGCGGATGCCAGAGCCGGCGCCGCTGCGATACTGTCTGGGAGACAGAAGAGTTCATCGCTCGGTCTCGTCATGCTGCCCTCGCCAGGCTTTCCTGCTCGGCGCCGAAGACCAGCCCGCGAATGGCAGCTCGATTGAAAGAGAAGGTGATGAGGGCCGAGGCCTGGTAGCGCGTGAGCCCATAGTCCTGCCGGTAGGCGGGCGGCAGCAATGACAGCTGCTTCTCGGTCGGTGGCAGCTTGAGCCACCCACGGCTTTTGTGGGCGCTCTCGTCGGTCTCGCTCTCGTTGAGCCAGTCGTCGGCGGCTGCAAGGCAGACGGCGCGCTCACCGACACCCAGGAGGCGCGGCTTCTGCCGCTGCACGCCGCCCACGCCGTACCAGCGGCCGTTGAGGAAGAAGACGCCGCCCCAGGCGTTGAAGCCGTTGGCGACCAGCGCTGCATCGTCGCCGAACAGATCGCACCAGCGAAAACTCGACCGCTTCAGGAGGTCAATCTCGCTCATGATGAAATCGCCGAGCGGCGGCGGAGCCTCGCCCGTCTTCCGCTCCCACACATATCCGCAGAGCGGGCATTCCGTTGCGGCAAGCGGGATTTCGGCCTCGCATTCCGGGCAGGTTTTGGTGGGTGCGACGCCGTTCGCCTCGGGCCCGTCGAGATCGATGTCCTGTTCCAGCGTGCCGTGCAACAGCGTCGAGGTGCCGAAATCGAGCACGATGCAGTCGGACTTGATGACGCCGAAATGCTCCTGCGGGTTCACCGGGCGTAAACCCCTGCCGACCATCTGGATCATGGTCGACTTGTAGGAACTGGGGCGAAGCAGCACGATACAACTCGTCGGCGGATGGTCCCAGCCCTCGGTCAGCACCGCTACATTGGCAATCACCCGTGCCTTGCCGGAGGCGTATTCGGCAAGAGTTGTGCGGCGCTCGGCCTCGCTCATCTCGCCCGTGACCATCACCGCCGGAACGCCGGCCTGATTGAAAGCGCTGCAGACGTTGCTCGCGTGATCGATGGTCGAGCAAAACACGACCGTCTGGCGGTCGGTCGCCTTCTCGCGCCAGTGCTCGACCACGGCCTCGTTGATCGGTGCGCGGTTCATGACACGGTCGACCTCGCCCATGTCGAAGTCGGCGGCCGTCCGCCGCACATTGGCGAGTTCCTCCTGCACCCCGACATCGATCACGAAGGTGCGTGGCGGCACGAGATGACCAGAGGCGATCAGTTCGCCGATCCGGATCTGGTCGGCAACATTGGAGAAGACGGGCCGCAATCCCTTGCGGTCCCCGCGGTTGGGCGTCGCCGTGACGCCGTAGATCCGGCAGTCGGAGTTCCTGTCCCTCGCCTGATCGATGATGCGCCGGTAGCTGTCGGCCGCCGCGTGATGCGCCTCGTCGATTACCAGAACATCGAGCGCTGGCATGTTGTCGAGATTTGCCACGCGCGCCAGCGTCGGCACCATCGCGAAGGTGACTTGGCCCTGCCAGCTCTTGTTCGCGGCATCGACGACGGAGGTTGTGATGCCGGGGTTCACCCGGCTGAACTTCGTGCGGTTCTGCTCGGTGAGTTCATCGCGGTGCGCGAGAACGCAGGCCTTCGCCCCGGTGCCGCCGACCATTTCGCCGGCAACCGCGGACAGCATGATGGTCTTGCCGGCGCCGGTGGGTGCGACGGCGAGTGTATTGCCGTGCTCGTGCAGCGCAGCGAGGCTGCGCTCCACGAAGCGTTTCTGGCGCGGACGAAGCAGCATGCTGGCCTGCTCCTCACTGCGCCCAGGACGGCCGCGGGCTGGCAGCGCGCGGAGCTGCTGCAGGAGCCTGTGCGTGAGGCTGCGGGGCAGGGGAAGGGGCCGCCGGTACTCCCATCAAGGCTGCATATTCGCGGTGATCGGGCGTCACAGCCGTGCGGATGTCGTTCTTCTCGTCCCCGTTGGTATCGGTTCCGACGTCGATCCGGGCGACGAACTCGATCCCGTCGAGATCGGCGAACCCCGCAATGCGCCGTGCCGCTTGCGCCTGTGGCGAGTTGTCCTTGTTGGAAATGCCACGAGCCGAATTGAGCATGCCACGGATGAGGCCACGTCCCATGTTGCCCCAATCCGGTCCCTTTGGGCTGTAGAGTCCGATCAACGCGAACACCTTGCGTCGGGCGTAGGGGCCCTCCAGCACCGTGAACTCGCCGTTGAGATACACCGCGCCGCCGGAGCCGCGGGTGGCGTAGCCACCGGTCCATCCCTGCGATGGATCGTCGAAGCCGCCGGGGCGGATGGTCAGCCGCACCTTGGCGAGCGTTCCCTTTGGAATCAGGTTGGGATTTTGCTGGGCGTCGTTAAAGTCGTTCCACGAAGCGGTCATGGCGTGCCTCTCGATCATGCGGGGGTGGATGGAGTGGGGATGGTGGGAGCGGCCGGCCGGCCGAACTCCAGCCTCTCGGTTGCGGGCTTGACTGGTCCGCGGATCTTCTCGAACAGGCGGCCAAGATGCGGCTCTTCGATCATGTCGAGCCGCCCGCTGCGATCCTTGGCCGGATAGCCCCACGGATTGAGCGTGTGACAGATGAAAGCGCGTCGAAGCTTGCCGTCTTCCTGCTTGATGGCCGCAAGCGTCAGGACTTCATCGACGATGCCCGGCAGTTCGAGGCCGGTCTTCGAGCCGTCGATCTGCGGCACGAAAAGCTTGCGATTGAAGTCATCAAGCTTTTCATCGAGGATCCCGACAAAGATCACGTTCTTGAAGCGCGTGTGCTGCAGGTGGGTCAGCCAGGCGATCATCTCGCGACCGTGCAGGCCATAGGCGCCGCGGAGGTCGGGTTTGCCGGTTTTTTCCGACAGCGCCTCGGGCTGGCCCTTGCACCACTGGAAGCAGAGCCGCCCCGCGACCGTGATGCTGTCGACGAACACGGTGTCATAACGGTCGAGAACAGCGGGGTCGCCAAAGCGGGTGCAAACAGCCTCGTAGTGCGCCTGGCTGTATGCCTGCTCGTCACGCAGCGCGGGATTGGGGCCGCCGATGAACACCGCGAAATCACGACATTCGACCCACGTGCGCGGCCGGATGGTGTCGCCACTCCAGCCCTCGACAGCGAGGTCGCCGGCCTCCAGGTCGTAGAACAGCGTCGTTGAGGCATCCAGCGTCCACAACAGACTGGTCTTGCCTTGTCCGCTGCCGCCAAAGATGGCGGCCTTGATGCCTCGGTTTTCCGCCATACGCTGGTCAGCGGAGATGATGGGGAGCGTGGACCTGGCCATTGTCGATGCGAAAGGACCGGTCATCGTTCGCCACCCAGCGGCTGAATGGAATAGCTCGGCTTGCCGGTCTTCACTGTGCGCGCCGGCATGAACAGCTCGCGCAAGGGGCGCGGCCAGTTGGCGAAGGCTGCCTCCGAGACCTCGAGCTTGGTCTTGACGTAATCCGAAGGATCATCGCCCCAGCCGGTGCGGATGATTTCCGAAGCGTGCCGGAGCTTGTCCTGATCCCAGCTCACCCGCTTGGGCAGATCGGCAATGACGACAAAGCCGTTGTCCTCAAACCGAACGGTGCCGGCGTCCTTCCCGGCCTCGGCACGACGTTGCGCCGCGCGGGTGCCATAGCGCCGGTCGAGCGCCGCATCGAGCTTGTCCTCGATCCGTCGCAGCGCCGCCTTCTGCATGGCAAGGTCATCGAGCAGACATGCAAGCTCTGGCGCGGAGACGAGAGCGAGGTCGGCAACGTCCATGTCGCGGATATGCTCGGTCAGAATGATCGGAGCGTTCATGGTGCGGACCTCACGCTGCCATCTTGAGCGGGGCGATGCGCGGCGATCGCATCGAGGCCATGCCAAGCCGGCCCAGAGCCCGAACCGCAAGGTAGAGATAGTCGTGCGGCCCGATGCGCTTCTGCACCGGGAACACCAGGCCCTGTTCCGACGCCACCATCACGCGGTTGGCGACAGTCGCCAGACGCCGGCGATCGACAGACCTCAGCACGCCAGTGCTCTCGCAACGATCAAGCGCGAGATGGCCTCTGTAATAGGCGATGCAGTCATGTGGCTTGGCATCCACGATCCAGTCGACGAGCCGGTTTTCGTCGAGGGGCACGGCATGGCGAGTGATCGTGCCCGTCAGGTGGTTTGAATAAGCTGACATCGAGCAAAGCTTTCTCGTTCGGCCCGAGCTTGAAGCTCGGCCGTGAATGGACATCGGATGTGTGTGTGGTGGACCGATCAGCCCGGAGGCGATCGCTCCCTTTACTCTTTAGGTAGCGACCGAGACCTCAGATTTTCCCAGAAGGTCGTGACTGCCGGGACGCATTGAATGTGAGTTGGGCGCATCTTGATCCTCCCGTGTTCCTGTCGGGTCCGCGCTGTGGGCGACATCACCGACAACGCCTTAGTAGCGATTGAGACTGCTGATCGCTCCCAGGAGGTCCAAGGATTGAGCGATGATCGACGAGTTCTAGCGTGAACATGCGGTAACGGATTTCACGAAGCCGCCGATAGAACTCGCTGGTGGACAGGCCCGAACGGCGCTGTGCGGCTGGGAGGTCGCCATCCTCGAAAAGTGACAGGCGTGCGACCAGAGCGAGATCCTCAGGCAGCACAGCGATGAAATCGGCAAGCAAGAGTGGGAGCTGCAGCGTCGGCTCGACATCGGGGCCGATCCACTGCTGTGCCTCGATGAGTTCGCCGAGCGTGGTGGTTCGCACGCTACCGGCCGGCTGATCGGTCGAGCCGCCCCACATCCGGAACTCAGCTCCAATCTTGTCGGCGACCCCTTGCGCTGCCTGCCGCGCGATGCGGTCCGCGAACGACGACCAAGCGCCTCGTGCAGGATCGAAGAAGCGCCGGCGCTCGATCAGCGCGAGTAGGATGTCCTGCTCGACGTTTTCGCGGTCCGCCTCCGAGAGCCGCATGGTGCGCGCGACCCGACGGGTGTGATAGGCGGCGGCGCCCATCATGGTGCGCAGCGACTGTTGATCGAATGACTGGGCGGGTGCCGGGGCTGCTTCGGCACTCCTATCGGAGACGGGCGCTGCCGAACCGATTGGAGGAATAGTCATTTTTTCCTCCTATTTCGGACGCTACTTCCATCGGCAGCCTCCAACTGCTCAATAAAGGCGAGGACCTTGTCGGCGGTGGCGAGCGTGGGAGACCGTCCACGCCGCAGATTGAGGATAAACGACGCATCCCCAATGGCTTGGCGTCCGAATTCGGTCGGCTTGAAGCCCGATACCTGAAGAAAGGCCTCGACCCTGGCGACGAAATGTTCACTAAATGTTCTTGCCATGGGAGGCATAAAAGCGATATGCAGATCGGGCGTCAACGAAAAGAAGTTGGCAATTTCCTACATCGATGAATCAAGGGGTTACTCCATGGATCTCGATCCGATCAGGCTGAAGGTCCTCGATCTCGTCGAGCGCGCTGGCACCGATCTGAAGAAGGCTTCGCTCGCTTGTGGCAAGAACGCTGCCTACGTGCACCAGTTCATCTATCGCGGCACGCCCAAAATTCTGCCCGAGGACGTGCGCGAGGCGCTTGCCAAGCATCTCGGTGTGCACGATCGCGCGCTGCGCCATCCCGAGGTGCCGCAGCGGAAGGTCCCGGCGCGCCATGAGGATGAGCAAGATGACCAACTGGAAGCTCGCAAGCGTCCGCGGCGATCGGCTGCAGGATTCTCACCGATCACCGAGATCGACATGCGCGCGTCCGCAGGACCCGGCGCGTTTCATGAAGGACTCGAGGAGGCCAAGATCACCTGGCTGTTCCCCGACGAGGTGATCCGCCACGAGTTTCGCGCGCGGCCGGAGGATCTGCATATCGTCACGATCGACGGCGACTCGATGGAGCCCCTGTTGTCGAGCGGCGACCGCATCATGGTCGATACCAGCCGGCGCGTGCCGGCCCCGCCTGGCATATTCGTGATCTGGGACGGCATGGGCGTCGTGGCCAAACGCATTGAGCACGTGGCGCACTCGGATCCAACCAAGATCATCATCAAGTCGCTTAATCCTGAGTACCAGACCTATGAGCGCAATGCCGAGGATGTGAACATCATCGGCCGCGTGGTTTGGGCCTCGAAGCGGCTGTGAGCAACATGCCCCCTGACGAAATTCTCCGGGACAAACTGCGCAAGATCGAGGCGCTGTTCGCCGGCGCAGCGATACAGGGAAAGAGCGCTGGCGGCGAACGGCTCGGCCGTCGCCTTACCGGCGGTATTCGGTAGATTAAGTCGCTGACGAGGACACCGCACGACGGAAAAGGATTAACATGTGGTCCGGTGACTTCGAAATGCCGTGGGATTGGCGCGTGCAGCGCCGAAACGATTGAAGCGACGATCTCCATGAAGCCTACGCCGGACCCATCAGCCCAGGACGTGTTGGCCGGCTTGGTTGAGCGCGTCACCTATCACAACGCAGAGAACGGCTTTTGCGTTCTGCGCGCCAAGGCGCGCGGGCATCGTGACATGGTGACCATCGTCGGCCATTCCGCGACCATTGCCGCCGGCGAGTGGATTACCGCCACAGGCAACTGGATCAACGACCGCACCCACGGCCAGCAGTTCAAAGCGAAGTTTCTGCGTACCTCGCTCCCCGATTCGGCCGACGGCATCGAGAAATATCTCTCGTCCGGTATGATCCGGGGCGTTGGGCCGGTCTACGCCAAGAAGCTGGTGCGCGCTTTCGGCGAGAAGGTGTTCGACGTCATCGAAGCGACGCCAGACCGGCTGCGTGAGGTCGATGGTATCGGGCCGGTTCGCGCCGCCAGCATTCTCGCCGCCTGGGCCGAACAGAAGGCGGTCCGGGAAATCATGGTGTTCCTGCACAGCCATGGTGTCGGCACGGCGCGGGCGGTGCGGATCTTCAAGACCTACGGTTCCGACGCCATCCAGGTCATGACCGAGAACCCGTATCGGCTAGCACGCGATATCCGCGGTATCGGGTTCAAGACTGCTGATGCCATTGCGATGAAGCTCGGCATCGAGAAGACCGCGACGATCCGGGTTCGTGCAGGGATTTCCTATGCGCTGACCGAGGCCATGGACGAGGGCCATTGCGGTCTGCCAACGGAAGAGCTGATGCCGCTGGCCGAAAAGCTGCTTGAGGTGCCGCAGCAGCTCATCCGCACTGCGCTCGATCTCGAACTGCAGGAGGGCAATGTGGTCGCCGATCGGGTCGGCGAAACCCCATGTGTGTTTCTGGCCGGCCTGCACCGTGCGGAACGCACCATCGCCGAGCGGCTGACACGGCTCGCAAACGGAATGTTGCCGTGGCCCTGGATCGATCCGGACAAGGCGTTGCCATGGGTCGAGAAGCATATCGGTCTGGCACTGGCCGAAAGCCAAGTCGCTGCGATCCGGCTGGCGCTGATGTCCAAGGTGTTGGTCATGACCGGCGGCCCCGGTGTTGGCAAGACCACCATCGTAAAAGCCATTCTGCGGGTCCTTGCCGCGAAGGGCACTGAGATCCTGCTGTGCGCGCCGACTGGTCGCGCCGCGAAGCGCATGGCCGAGGCCACCGGGTTCGAGGCCAAGACCATCCACCGGCTGCTGGAGGTCGATCCCAAGGGCGGCGGCTTCAAGCGGGGCGATGACAACCCGCTCGACTGTGACCTGCTGGTCGTCGACGAGACCTCGATGGTCGACGTCATGCTGATGCAGTCGCTCATGAAGGCGATACCGGACCGGGCCGCGCTCTCGATCGTTGGTGACATCGACCAGCTCCCGTCGGTCGGACCGGGGCAGGTGCTGGCTGACGTCATCTCATCTGGCGCGGTGCCGGTGGTGCGCCTCACTGAGGTATTCCGGCAAGCCGCGCAAAGCCGGATCATCACCAGTGCCCATCGTATCAACCAGGGTTCGATCCCTGATCTGAGTCCACCCGAAGCCGAGAGCGATTTTTACTTTGTGCAGGCTGACGACCCGGAGGCTGCCGTCGCCCGCATTATCGAGCTCGTAAAGACACGAATCCCCAAAAGGTTCGGGCTCGATCCGATCCGCGACATCCAGGTGCTGTGCCCGATGAATCGCGGTGGAGTAGGGGCGCGATCGCTGAACATCGAGCTGCAGGCCGCGCTCAATCCTGCAGGCGATCGCAAGGTCGAACGGTTCGGCTGGACGTTTGCACCCGGCGACAAGGTCATGCAGATCGAGAATGACTACGACAAGGAGGTCTACAACGGCGATATTGGTTATATCGACGATGTCGACCCCATTGACGGCGAAATCATCGCGGCTTTTGACGGCCGGTCCGTCAAATATGGATTTGGCGAGCTCGACATGCTGGTGCCCGCTTATGCTGCGACCATTCACAAAAGCCAGGGCTCGGAATATCCCGCCGTTATCATCCCGGTTCTCACCCAGCATTACGCCATGCTGCAGCGAAATCTGCTCTACACCGGCGTCACGCGCGGCAAGAAGCTCGTGGTGCTGGTCGGGCAGAAGAAGGCCGTCGCCATCGCTGTGCGCAATGTCTCGGGGCGCAGGCGATGGTCGAAGCTCAGCGAGTGGTTGGCCACAAGCTCCAATTTGCCACGTGCTTCGACTTTTTGA